GAACATTCAATTCGTTTTTATGGTGTTGAAGTTGAAGTGCAGGTCTTTGAAAGACATTCAAGAAATGAGATTGTTGACATGTTTAGAGATTGTTTTAATAAAGATAGACAATTTATTGTTTGCAAAAGAGATGGCTCACTTCATACAGAAAAAGGATTTGAGTTATCAAGTACAAATGCATCATTCAAAATTCATAAAGAGGAATTTTGGAACGATTTTTTTGAATTAAATCCCGCTCAATATGTCAAAGCTTACAATGGTTATAATTGCGGAATACACATTCATTTTAATAGATCAGCATTTACAGATGATCAATTAAGACGTTTAAATATTTTCTATCATAATCCTGAAAATAGAAAATTGATTGTTGATATTGCAGGACGTGGACCAAATGATTATTGCAGGTTTATAGAAGATATTGATTACCATTCACCAATAAAAACAAGTGGTAGTACTTATAAATATCGTGTTATTAACTTTAATAATAATAATACGATTGAAGTAAGAATATTCAAATCTAACATTAAACAAATTTCTTTTTTTAGATATTTAGAATTTGTTCATACTGTTAATAATTGGATATTAGAAACAACACATGATTATAATAATAATCATTCTGATTATGACACTAGCAAAAATAATTATTTTGATTGGTTGTTAAAAAATATTCATAAAGATTATTCTAATCTTTTAATATTTTTAGATGATAAAAATTACTTTAATCATCTACAACATATTGAACAATGGAATGATATTTATACAAATTTCAAAACTGTTGTTTATGATTTCAGAATTAACAATGAAGAATTAATTAGACAAGAAAGCGAGGAATAAAAAATGTGTTTAATAATCTTAGCTAATGATATCCAATCTTTAAATTATAAAGATTTAGAAACCGCATATAACAGAAATAAAAATGGCTTTGGTGTAATGTATCTTGATCAAAAAGATAATTTTGTATCAGATAAATTTCTACCTAAAAACTTTAATGAACTAAAAAACTTTTTTAATGTTCATAAAGCCAAGGCTCAAAATCAAATTGCATTGCATTTTAGATTTACAACCGAGGGAGCGACAAACAAAAAGAATTGTCATCCTTTTATTTCTTATCAATCAGATAATAGAACTATTGGATTAATGCACAATGGAGCACGATTACCAATTCCATTAATTCATAAGAACTGTTCAGATACATGGCATTTCAACGAACACTATTTGAAACCTGTATTTAAAAATAATCCAAATATAATTTTACAAAAAGATTATGTTAAGGAATTAGAAGATCACATTGATAATGACAAACTTTTATTTTTAGATAGTAAATCAAAAAAGTTTATTATCGTAAATGAAAGTGTTGGAAATTATAAGGGTGCTAATTGGTTTAGTAATGATTATTGGAACGTGCAAAAATTCTCAGTGCCAAAAATTCAATATAACTTTTATGATCAGTTAGATAAAAATTATAATTATGATCACGATTATTATTACAACGTTCCAACCAATGAAGAACTAATAAACATGTCAGAAGTTGAAATCCATAATTTCATTGATGAATGTATTGAAAGTGAAAATGTTTTTCCTTTGGTGGATATTATTCAAGATTATAAAAAGTATTTAGCGTAATCAATTTGGCGTTCCTGTTCCTGTTCATTTGGTGCAGGAACGCCCCGCCCCCAAATCAAACCCCTTGTGCATGAGAATTTTTTTTTCGGCACCTAACCAAAAATAGAATATTTTTGGTTAAGAGATACTAAGGAATTACGAAGTAATACATTACAATTGACAATGAAGGGGGTACACCCTAAATTCAATAGTACATAGTGTGTATGCTAGTATATAAATATACATAGAAAAGATGAGCGATTTACTACCAGATCTGTCTTCTATGTCTCAAGAAGAGAGACTTTTGTTTCTCAAGAAGCTTGAGCTTAAGAAGGTACAACTTGAATCCGCAAGGAACTCTAGGGACTCCTTTGGCAATTTTGTAAAAAACATATGGCCCGACTTCATAGAGGGGAGGCACCATAAAATCATTTCTAAAAAATTAGAAGCCATCAGGGATAAAAAAATTTCTAGATTGATAGTGAATATGCCCCCTAGACACACTAAGTCAGAATTTGCCAGTTATCTGTTTCCCGCTTGGATGATGGGCAACAACCCTAAATTGAAAATTATCCAAACCACCCATACAGCAGAGTTAGCATATCGTTTTGGTCGTAAGGTCAGAAACTTAATGAATGAAAATGAATTCAAATCGGTGTTCCCGGGCACCGAGCTACGAGCAGATTCCCAAGCTGCAGGAAGATGGGAGACAAATCATGGAGGCGAATACTTTGCGGCAGGTGTCGGTGGTTCGATAACCGGGCGTGGTGCAGATTTACTCATTATCGACGACCCCCACTCCGAGCAAGACGCTCTTTCGAAGACGGCGATGGAGAATGCATGGGAATGGTACACCTCAGGACCTCGACAAAGACTGCAACCAGGGGGAAGTATCGTTGTGGTGATGACCAGATGGAGTGAAGAGGACTTAACAGAGCGTTTAATTGAAGCTCAAAGCAAAGATCCGCTCGCTGATAAGTGGGAAATTGTCGATTTTCCAGCGCTCCTGGACGACGGCCAACCGCAATGGCCAGAATTTTGGAAAAAAGACCAGTTAGAGGCGGTCAGAGCCTCTCTTCCTGTTGCAAAATGGAACGCACAGTGGCAACAACAGCCCACAAGTGAAGAAACTTCTATTATTAAGCGTGAATGGTGGCAAGAATGGAACAAACCACAGCCTCCCTTGCAATATATCATCCAAAGTTACGATACAGCGTTCTCTTCCAAGACGACAGCGGACTATTCTGCGATTACAACTTGGGGAGTTTTCTATAATGAGATAACAGGTAAGCAAAATATAATTTTAATGGAAGCAGATCGAGGAAGATGGGACTTCCCTGAGTTAAAAAGGATTGCATTAGAGAAGAATGATTATTGGCAACCCGAACAAATCATCATTGAGGCGAAAGCAACAGGACTTCCCCTCACTCATGAACTACAAGCCATGGGTATTCCCGTCATCAACTTCACACCAAGTAGAGGCAATGACAAATTAGTACGTGTCAACTCCGTATCTCCTCTTTTTGAGAGTGGAATGATTTGGTACCCTCCGTATAAATGGGCAGAAGAATTGATTGAAGAATGCGCCGCTTTCCCTTATGGTAGACATGACGACTATGTTGATAGCATGACACAAGCATTGATGCGTTATCGACAGTTTGGTGCATTACAACATGAATACGATGAGGAGATTGAAAATCGTCCGAAACGTAGAATTGCTTTTTATGGATCTTAAGGTATAAATATTGAATGGCTGAGATTGACAAAACATTAAACGAAGCACCGCAAGGTGTGGAAGAAGAAATTACAACAGAAGGCGTAGGAGATAATACTCCTTTAGAAGTAGAGGTTGAAGGGGATGAGCCCGTTAGCCTTGGGCCGGTGCCCACGGACACTGGAGACGGATTCGCCGACAACTTAGCCGAAAATATCGAAGAAGAATCATTAGCAAAAATTTCCAACGAACTCCGATCACAATTCTCGGTCGACCAGACCAGTAGAAAAGATTGGCAACAATCCTACATCAAAGGATTAGACCTATTAGGTTTTAAATATCAAGAAGTCAGCGAACCTTTTAGAGGCGCTGCATCAGTTTCTCATCCACTACTCGCAGAGGCCGTCACGCAGTTTCAAGCAGGAGCTTACAAAGAGCTATTGCCTGCTGGCGGTCCCGTCAAAACATCTATCTTAGGTTCCTCGACTCCTGAAATTGAACAACAAGCAGAACGTGTCAAAGAATTTATGAACTATCAGATTACGTACAAGATGAAAGAGTACGATCCTGAAATGGATCAGTTGTTATTTCACTTACCCCTAGCAGGTAGTGCGTTTAAAAAAGTTTACTACGATGGCAGCATGGGAAGACCGTGTGCAAAGTTTATACCGAGTGAAGATTTAGTCGTGAACTACGGAGCATCTGAATTAGAAGATGCCGAACGTATCACACACGTGATAAAAATTTCTCCGAACGATTTGAAACGACAAATGCTTTCTGGTTTTTACAGAGACGTTGAGATTGATGAAAACGACGAATTGTATTCTTCGTATTCCGATATTCAAAATAAGTACGACGAACTAGAGGGCGTTCAGAAGTCCGAATATGCTGGTCAGTACGAACTGCTAGAAATGCACGTTGATTTAGATTTGGAAGGCTTTGAGAATATTGGAGAAGATGGTGAGCCCACAGGACTAAAACTGCCTTACGTTGTAACACTGGAACAAGGCACAGGAAAAATTTTATCAATCTACCGAAACTATCTACAAGATGACCCGATGTTCATGAGACAAAAATATTTTGTCCACTACAAGTTTTTACCTGGTCTCGGATTTTATGGTTTTGGTTTAGTGCATATGCTAGGCGGACTAACAAGAACAGCCAC